TTTTTCTGCTCTTGTTTTCTCTCTTTTGTTTTTCATGCCTTTAATTCTATCAGCAAGATTTTTTGGATTGTAAATAGTTAGACCTGTACTATTAGTTCTAATTATTTCTGCGTCATTAATATTCAAACCAAGTTCAGTACAAAGTTCTAGTGCTTCATCTAAATATTTATAACCTTTTAAACCAACTTTGATTTCTTTCATTTGGTCTAAAATAGATTTAATCCATTTTTGATGTGCAATAACAAAAAGACCTTTTTGTCTTTTCCAATCTACTAAAAACATAAACTCATCTTCAGAACAGGCAATAGACCTATCTCTACAATAATCTCTACCAATTAAATCTAATTGGTATTTCTCATTCCATTCTTTGCCATAACCTCTGTCATCATTACCAAGATACTTATTGTTGTTGTCAGTATATTTTGTTTTGTGTGGGTTGTTGTCTTTGCCCTCTTGTTCAATCAAAATGTCAGGGTTGCAATCTTCTTGTGCTTTTAGTTCATCACGAAATAAAGCATAGCCATAAGAATTATCGCCATTAGAGTATGAAGAATTGTTTTCAGTATCTATTGAGCCATTTAATCTAAAGTCAAAATGTTTTTCAATATTTGCGTCTTCAATTAAAACATTGTTATCATAATCTCTTGTTTCTTTTTTACCAAGATAATGAAAATGAAAACAACTGTCTTTTGCAATCGTACTTACATTCTCAAACTTATTTTGTAAGTATCTTGCTTTCTCTACATCTTCATCTGTATAGTGCCTACGAACAATCTTCTCTGCCATTTTCCATGCGTCATCATTCAACTGAATTTGGTCAGCTTTTAAATTGTCATAAGTTTGTTTTTCATGAGTATCTTCCTGTTCAAGATGTACTCTCATTCTATTAGCAATCTTGTTCCGATACTCTTGATTTAGTCTTATTCTAGTCATTTATACCTCTTTCTATATTTATTTGCATAAATGTTTTTTATCACTTGACAATAGGATAGTCAAGTATTATATTGGATTTAATGCAAATATACAATATTCAGCACTTGATATATTTGAAGTCTTGGTGGGCGCTCTCTAAATCTGGAATAGAGATATCGTAACCTGAATGAAACCCACCAAGGCAATTAGGATTAAAGCCAGGGATACACAGACAACCTGGCCTGATCCCTGGTCCATTGTGGCTATAGCTGACAACGGCTATGGTTCCTGCAGTGTACACCATCAATGGACCTGGGATCAGAACTAGTTTAGGGCGCCTGAACATTTTTGGGCTATATTCTAGGTCGCGAGTCCGCGAGGGGACTGGCCCGGTAAGGTTGCAAACTGGAAGGCCCGCCTATTAGCCACTAGTACTGATCCCTGGTCCGATGGATCTGCTAAACTTGAGTTGGCAATATACTATGGTGAGCCTAATAGAATCTCAAGATTAAAGATTTCCGGAGGCGTTACGTCGGACCTGGGATCAGTAATGCTGACACATTAATAAGTGTCTATGTAACAAACGAAAGGGTAGTACTGGTCCAGCTGGGATGGGCCGCGCATTGAGCGTGGACCCTGAAGCTGCAAGCGTCAAGCTTCAAGCTTGACATCCAGGAGAATCCTGGTATAAAGAATTTAGAAAGTGAGAAATACATATGACTAAAAAAACATTAAAAAAAGAATATCAGCCCGGGGGTGAAAAGCGTTACGTGATTCTGGAGAAAGCGGTCGCGTACCTGAAGGATCCACGGTTCGGGCTCCAGGGCGACAAGCGAAGCTTCCTGATGGAAGAGTTGGGTCTGTCAGACTCGGAGTATTTAACCTGCCTGAACGACGCCGCGGGCGGAGACTGCTGGCAATCATGAGTAATCGAGGCGGGCCCGAAAGGGCCCGAATACTTGTGCACCATTGGCGTTGGCTAGAGGCTAACGGCTACAAGCAACAAGCGGCAAGCTGCAAGCAGCAAGCGGCAAGCTTGACAAGACAGAATTATAATGTTATTCAGTCCTATAAACTAAAGGAGAAAAAATATGAAAGCAACAATTGAATTATTACAAATTTATCACGACGCGCTGGTGGACACGATTCAGTATCTGGACCAGATAAACCACAGTGATACACACATCAGGCACAAGGTTGATGTAGCATTAAATCATTTAGATAAATTAACAAAAGATTCAGAAATGGAATTAACAAAGATAAGTTTAAAATGAATACAAAGGAAGCATGGGCCCTGGTTGGCGGGCTGTCTAAGCCATCAAAAATGCCAGGCTGGTCGATAGGTCTACCTGCGAAGGAATGCAAGACGGGCGGCATGTTACAAAACAAAGAGGGCAGCGTATGCTTTGACTGTTACGCGCTCAAAGGTTGTTACGTCTTCAAGGTTGTGCAAGAAGCTCAATACCGAAGGTTGGCAGCGTTGCAGGACCCGAGCTGGGTCCAGGCAATGGCAACACTGATCAACAGCAAAAAGCCCGACGTGTTCAGATGGCACGACTCAGGCGATGTCCAGGACTTAGATCACCTAAAGAAGATTTACGCGGTATGCAGGTTGACACCTTCTAAGCGTCACTGGTTACCGACCCGTGAAGCCTGGATCAAGAAACACTTAACAGACAAACCAAACAATTTAGTCATACGTTTCAGCGCGCCCATGGTAGACCAGCGGGCGCCTGGTTCGTGGCCTAACTCTTCTGAAGTGGTGACATCAGGGGCCAGCTGTCCCGCAGCTCAACAAGACAATGAATGCAGGGACTGTAGACAATGTTGGGATCCCATGGTAAAAACTATTAAATACGGTAAACACTAAAATGTTTAGACATCCAAAATATTATAAAGAATTACGCGAGCGTAATAAATCGGATCAGATCATTAGCCCCAGGGTTGCGACGGCTTCGGCGAGGCGTGCATCTGGTCCGGGCCAACAGCAGCAAGCCTCAAGCTCCAAGCAGCAAGCTCCAAGCCGCAAGCGCCTTGGAGATATAGAATAATCATTGACATGAAGGATATTATGGGATATATTAATTTAATGATCGGGTTACTGATCGGGCAATGCGCCCAGGCATGGAACCTGCAGTCAAGTCTACCGTTAAAATGCCGGGGAGTGGGTAGGAACTCGGGGCTGCAGGCTAAGCCTTTTTTTATTTACCCAAAGATTCAAGCTTCAAGCGGCAAGCATCAAGCCCCAAGCAGCAAGGCTCAAGCTTAAAGCCGCAAGCAACAAGCTCCCTGATCCTGGCTCCCTCAAAAAGTTTCAAGCACCTTTGATCAAGGGACTCTACCAAGATAAATGAATTGTTAGGATGCTTTACATGGAAAGCAATTTGGTGTGGTGAGAAACGTATCTTGTTACTCTTCGTAACTTTTAGTTCTACTGTGAAAAAGTTGCCAAAAGTATTATAGCCCAATAGATCAGGAGTACCGGAAGAGCTAAGATTTTCAAGTCTAATCCAGCTAATCGAGGTAATATTCTTCTTAAGTTTTTGATATAATTTACGCTCTGGAGCCATGAGGTTTTTGGGGTAACATCGTCATTCATTTAATAGTCCTTTTTAAGTTTATCTGGCAAGATAAGCTTTGAAGACTTTTCAGTTTTTAATACCAAACGATGTGCACTATGACCTGGATGACCTATGATTGGAACAGCATTTTCATGTACTTCCATTCGTCTGATCGCGTGTAACTTTCCGTTTATTTCTACATAGATGACGGCATTCTTAACTGCGTCGCTACCTTTCGTAAAACTACCCAAGAAGGTTTGCAAGTCTTGTACTCTCATGAATCTTTTTGTCTTAACTTGTTAGATAAATCCTGTATCACTTTTTGATAACCTTGCAACAAATTATTTGCAGACTCTAATTCTGAAGATGCTTTGCGTAATTCCCACAACTGATCTTTTTGTAATTTAACTAAAACCTTATAACCTTCTAGTTGTTCTTTTAAGTTTTCTATTTCATCTTTCATTATTGACACTATAACAATGTTACCTTAAATTGTCAATATGGGCTTACCAAAAAGACTTACAGAGATGCAACAAAGATTCGCTGAGTTTCTAGTATTCGGTGGACCGGAAGGACCAATGACTCAATCCGAAGCTGCACTAGCGGCAGGGTATTCACCCAAACGTGCAAGACAAGAAGGATCAGAATTATGCAATCCTAGATTATCACCACTTGTTGTTAAATACATTGGTGAACTGAAAGAGGAGAGACTTAGAAAACATGAAGTCACTTACGAAGGGCACGTGGCAGAACTTGCTAGACTTCGTGAGGCCGCTTTAAAGAAAGGTTCTTTTTCTTCTGCTGTAAACGCTGAGGCCAATAGAGGTAAAGCAGCAGGGCTATACATAGACAGAAAAATAATAAAAACTGGGAAGTTAGAAGATATGTCAGAACAAGAATTAGAAGCCAAAATGAAA